TTTTTCATGGCTGAGCCCGGTTTTATCGAGGTTTCTGATTTGCCGCCAGGATGGGGCCTCCTGCACGTCAGAAACGGCCGCGTATACAAAGTTCACGGCTGGCCGGGGAACGCTCTGTGGTGCTCTCGGGAACATAAGCCGTTTCAGGCTAACAAACAGGCAGAATGCGATTACATGTACAGCGCACTGCGCCGGATGGACCTGCGCGGGCATCTCAAAGAAGTGTATGACGGCGTAATCGTGAACAAGACAGAAGGAAGCGCAGCATGAGCACTATTACCAGAATAGCAGTACTCGGCATCATGTTTGTCATCCCCGCTGCAATGGCTGGCGAAAACCCCCACTGTGTTGCAGTCACCGATAGCTACAACGTTACTACCGTTCAATGTGACAACGGCACAGTAACGATAACTAGTGGAGCGAAGAAAACAGCGGTTATTTGCAACTCAAGCCTTAACTGCCGGGAGGTAAAACTATGAACACCGTTACCAAAGAATGGCTAGAGAAGACCATCGCGGAGCTTGAAGAAGAGCGCGATGCTGTGCCCGGCGTTGTAAACGAAGATGCGGCGATGGCGCTGGAGGCGATGAATCTGGCGATGGCATCGCTACAAGCGGAGGCTGTTTACCAATGGCGAGAGCGTTACGAAGATCGTGACCGTTGGGATGACTGCTCAAAAGAGCAGTATGAAGGGTTCGCAAAACATCCAGACTTTGAGACACGCATTCTGTATACCGCCCCGCCAGCTCCGTTTGTACCTGATGAGATAAACGTGCTGCAAGCCGCTAATTTGGTGTTGACGTTAGGTGTTTTGGACAACGGTATTCCGACCGTCGCTATGAAAGTATGGAACGCCTGCCGCGCCGCCATGCTTCAGGGTGCCGAACCTGTAACGACGGCTAACAAGTTGCAAGAAGAAACCGGTTCATCTTTGCAATTGCGTAATCTCATCCGTCAGCGCCATGCTGAGTGGTCACAGGCCACGTTCGGTGATGTTGGTCCTGTCGGCCCGCTCAAGCATCTGTCGAAAGAGGCACTCGAAGCAGCAGAGGAACCTGATGATCTAAGTGAGTGGGCTGACATGCAGTTCTTGTTATGGGATGCACAGCGCCGCGCCGGTATCAGCGATGGTGAAATTACAACAGCGATGGAAGAAAAGCTGAAGGTGAATATGGCGCGCCAGTGGCCAGAGCCGAAAGATGGCGAGCCGCGACTGCATATCAAAGCAGCACCGCAGCAGGATGTGAAGTGATGGGAAACAGATACATTTACCACTACTGCGCCGTTGAAGGAAACGCACAGTTATCAGGAATCGCGCAGCTTACTTTCCGTATCAAATCCCAGTCAGATTTGAACAAGCTGAAAGAATTAGTAACTGGCGACGACTTTAAACCAAAAGCAATTATCTCTCTTTCATACCTAGGAAGGGAGTTCGATGACGATGCCCAGTAAACTCAAACAGCGGCGCCTGCGCCGCCTTAAAGCCGACGTGGCATGGTGGAAAGGTGAAGCATCGGATTTGTACGCCAGAGTCATGGAGCAGGCAGACGAAATAGCCGAACTCCGCAGGCTGGTAATCCGCGTGCCGATGCCGGTTGTGGTGCCGGCTCACGCAGCGGCATTTATCGGAATTGACCTTGCTGACGGCAGAGACCAAACAGCAGTAATCGAAACAGGAAACGGGGAGGTGCTGAAATGGTCACGGTAACCCAGGAATCACTGGCCGCACGCATCACGGAACTGGAATCAGGCCCGCGCTCGCTGAAAGAGGATTTTGCCCTGGAAGCGTACCGGATGTTGTTGCCTCATGTCGCGGAGCTCGAGCTTGCTGAACGCGAACGAAAGGAATCATGCATCCACGACTGGTGGCATTTTCCGGTCGGCAAATTGCGAGAAGAGGTTTGCCTGAAATTCGGGGAGAGGAAACTCCATGGCTAAGACAGCAGCAGAACGAAAAGCAGCGCAGCGTGCCCGCCAGGCGGAAGCTGGTGAACGCAAGCTGGAGCTGGTGCTCGACGAGCAGGAAATGGAAATGCTGGCGCGCAACTGCGCCGGGCGGCGCCCGGGACGGGAGCCATACGAACTGAGCGAGTACATTGCTCTGCTGATCCGCCAGGATGATGCCCGTGTGCGTAACCGCATCAAAGCCATCAGCGCCAACCAGTGCGGCAAGTGCGGCGACAGCCTGCCGGTGAAGTCCTGCCCGTGTGCCGGTGATTCGGCTTGCTGGGTAACGCAGGGCTGGCACGAAACGAAACTTGCGGTGTGACGGGTCACGGCGTATTGACTAAATCCCCACATGATTATACTGTTTAAATGTACAGTATTTTTATGTGAGGTTCCATTATGGGCTTTCCATCTCCGGCAAAAGACTACGCAGAATCCCGCCTTACCATCACCAGCATGTGCGGCTACGACGGCAACTGTCGAACCGTTGAGACGTCGGCTGGGTACGCAATCATCAACATCGCCAATAAACCACATCCGGGTGATACCGTGCTGATTTCCTATTGCGGCCGCACGGAGTTCGCCATCGTGCAGGGGCGGGCGCTTATCGTTCCGGAGGGTGAGTCCATCGAAGGTGAAGCGCTGGACGACACAACGATTCTGGGAGTGGTTACACATTTTCTCAACCGTGCCGGCAGCCAGGAAGACGATCCGATACCGGTCATGTAACATCTGCGCGGGCGTGATAGTATTACCTGCATGGTAATAAAATTACTCAGGTGGTAATGATGCCCGCGACACCAAAAACCCACAAACGCAAATCAACGCAATATAAGCCTCTTACAGCGATGCAGGAGGCTTACTGCCAGTCCTACATTAAGACACCCGAAAACCAGTCTCAGGCAGCGATTGACGCAGGATTTTCGCCTAATACGGCAGCCGTCAAAGCCAGCGTGATGATGCGCGATGAAAGAATCCAGAAACGAATCGCCGAACTGATGGAGGAGCGCAACAAGCGAAACCGCGTCAGCGCTGACTATGTCCTTATGCGCCTGGTGGAAATCGACCAGATGGATGTGCTTGATATCCTGAACGACGACGGCGGGATGAAGCCGATCGCTGAGTGGCCTAAGGTATGGCGCACCTCTCTCAGCGCGATGGATATCGCTACCATCAAGACGACACAGGCCTCTCTGCAAAAAGAGAATGGCGAGGCGGATCTCTCTGTTGAGGATGTCGAGCATATCCTGAAGAAGGTGAAATGGCCGGACAAGGTGAAGAACCTCGAGCTGATTGGTAAGCACGTCGACGTCAACGCGTTCAAAGAGCGTCTGGAGGTTTCCGGCACCGTCACCATTGCCGAGCGCATGGCGAAAGCCCGTGACCGCGTTAAGAAGCAGGCTGGTGGTGAAGAATGACAGTAGCAGCCATGTCGCCGGAAGAGCAACTCGTCGAGGATATTGCTTCGTTCACGTATGACCCCCTGGGCTATGCGCTTTATGCGTTCCCGTGGGGCGAAGAGGGGACAGAGCTGGCGCATGCCACCGGGCCGCGTAACTGGCAGGCTGACGCATTCCGCGAGATACGAGATCACCTCCAGAATCCCGCGACGCGTCACCAGCCGCTGATGCTGGCCCGCGCATCCGGCCACGGGATCGGAAAATCCGCATTCATCTCGATGCTCATCAACTGGGGTATGTCTACCTGCGAGGACTGTAAGGTGGTGGTGACCGCCAACACCGATAACCAGCTCCGCACCAAGACCTGGCCGGAAATCATAAAGTGGTCGAATCTGGCTATCACGAAAGAGTGGTTCACCTGCACCGCCACGGCGATGTACAGCAACGATCCGGGCCACGATAAACGCTGGCGCGCTGACGCAATCCCGTGGTCTGAGCACAACACAGAGGCGTTCGCCGGGCTGCACAACGAGCGCAAGCGCATCATCGTGGTATTCGACGAAGCGTCCAATATTGCCGATCTGGTGTGGGAAGTGGCCGAGGGCGCGCTGACGGATGAGGACACCGAGATTATCTGGGTGGCGTTCGGGAACCCGACGCGCAACACCGGGCGTTTCCGCGAATGCTTCCGCAAATATAAACACCGCTGGAAGTGCGCGCAGATTGACAGCCGCACCGTGGAAGGCACGAACAAACAGCAGCTCCAGAAATGGGTGGACGACTACGGCGAGGACAGCGACTTCGTTAAAGTCCGTGTGCGGGGGATCTTCCCTGACGCGTCTGAACTCCAGTTTATCCCGACCGGGCTCACTGACGAGGCGATGAAGCGCGTAGTGACCGCCGCTCAGGTGGCGCACGCACCGGTAATTATCGGCGTATTCCGGCGTGGATGACGCAGTGATATACCTGCGCCAGGGCCTGCACAGCAAAGTCCTCTGGACCGGCAACAAGACCACTGACGATTTGATTATGGCGAAGCGCATCGCAGACTTTGAGGACCAGTACCAGGCTGACGCGGTGTTTATCGACTTCGGTTACGGTACCGGGCTGAAGTCCATAGGTGACGGATGGGGCCGGACATGGCAGTTAATTCCGTTCGGCGGCGGCTCGACCGATCCCCAGATGCTCAACAAACGCGGCGAGATGTTCAACAGCTGCAAAACGTGGCTGAAGCTCGGCGGCGCGCTGGACGACCAGGAGACCGCTGATGACCTGTCTGCGGCAGAGTACAAAGTCAGGGTGGACGGCAAGATCGTCATTGAGCCGAAGGAAGATATCAAAGAGCGCTTGGGCCGCTCGCCTGGCAAGGGTGACGCACTGCTGCTGACGTTTGCTTTCCCGGTTACGAAACGCCTGCGCATTCCTGGGCAGGAAAGTCAGCAGGGTAAGGCGGTCACAGAATATGACCCATGGAAATAACGAAGCCCGCCAATGCGGGCTTATTGTGACATGTCACGGCGCTAAAAGCCGTCAAATTCGTCTTTCACTGTTGGCTCAACTTCTCTTTCAAAGCGTAACCCATTAGCGGCAACAGCTCGTTCTCTGCATTCGTCAGAGCAATCTGTTTACCGATCGCCTCATTGTCGTTTTCAGCTGAGACTGCACATGATGGCTTTCCGGTAACCGCAAAGCCATTCTTTGTCGTAATGATCGCCCAGCGAAGAACCTGCCCGGTAACAGAAACGTGCTTAACGATTTCAGTGTGAGCAATGTTTGCGATCATGTCGTCTCGCGTAACGCGCGGAGCGGTTAAGCCTTTGGCCTGAATTTCCTGCTCGATAGCCATGCAGGATGGTGCTGGGGATGCGGTTGATACCATGATAATCACCTTAAAAAAATGCCAGACATTGCTGGCATTTGATATTCGTATTTTGAGTGTTTGTGTCGTTTAAATCAGCGGGCTACATAGCGCGCCGGTTGAACGAGGATCGGCAGAAAAGACGCTCAGTAATTGCTTTACTTTACGCGTAAACATTCGCTCAACGACCTTCCAGCTTTCAGGCTTAACGACAAGCGCCATAGTTGCAGATGCCGTAGCAAC